GTAGCAGAACCCACAGCATTACTACCCTGTTGTAGAGGGCTAAGGTTAGAGATGAGACCACCTCTAAACTCAATAGGGAATGTCTGCCACTGTGTAGCCATTAGTAATATACTCTCGTGTCTCGCAGATATTCTGTGCGATTAATGTGTAAGCTACGTAATTGTTTAATGCCTTGTTCAAACTTTTGTAGTGCTAATTGTGCTGCCTGCGTGTCACCACGGAACTGATATACGTAGTACATAGCGCCGTCAACGATGGTATAGCGGTATTGCTCAGGGAGTGTAGGTACATCTGTAGGTGACTCTAGGTCAAACCCAGTACGGAAATACTCATATACTACTTCATACTCTTTATCAGGTGGTGGAGAAAAGATAAGTTCTCTACTAGGTGTACGTACAACGTAAGTAGGTATTCCTCTAGTGCTTGCTTCAGAGTTATACTCATAATCAGCGAACTTGTCAAGCCATTCTTCATAAGATAAAGTCTTTAACTTCACTGTTTCTACATTAAGATCAGCATCACGCTTGATACGAAAGGTATTCATGTTTATAGTTTTGCTATCGTAAGGCATACTGTAACGCACTTCACCAACAGCTAAGACTTCTGTTTCTTCTACGTGGTTCCAGGGCCACTCAAACTCTTCCTGATTGATGTGGCGAATAGCTGCATTAACAGCATCCTTAGCAAAGCTGTAATAGCCTGTAGCTGTAGGGAAATTAGCACTCGTAAGTTCTACTTCATTAAGGCGGCGGTTAATATCGTTAACTAGGCTAATGTAGTCGTATGCCATTCTTACTTCTCCTTGACACGCATAAAGATGCTGCGCTCGTATTGTAGCCCAGAGCCTGTCGTAATACTACAGATAATAGTATATCTAATGTTGTTTGTGCCTAAAGAGAAACGTGCAGTAGAAACCTGTCCAGACAGTGTACCAGTAACAAACTGTAAGCCATTTATTACACTAGAGTCACTAAACTGTGTCTTAACACCAGCTGCATCTTTGGCATACCATACAGCAGCAGCCAGTGTGTCATCCTTTAAGAAACGTGACCAGTCAACACTGTAGTCTACGATCTCATCTTTATCTTTATCGGGCCACTTATATGACATAACTATTCCTTACGCTGCAATATAGACAGTATTGCTACCTTGTTGTTCTTGTATGTAGACTGTGTAATCTTCTTCTGCAATGTGTACTGTAGCGCTACCCTCATATGCAGAAACAAAGAGGGTTCTACCTGTGCTGTAGTTATCTGCAAAGTCTTGATACGGGAATATCACCGCTACAGGGTCATCTAAGTTGCGATACAGATTAGCTAGGATGCTAGATAGTTGCAGTACGGCCTTAGCATCATAAGCTAAGGTATCAGCACTTACAGAAGCAATAACACTACCTGTAGTTATATTAGATTCTGCATCAAAGTCAACACTTGTTACATTTGTTACAGACACAGCTGGGGGTATAAACGCTCTAGCCTGTGCATCCTCATCAGCGAAGTCACCGATATAAATAGTAAGGAAAGCTGACACTGCAGAAGGTACTACGTTTGCCTTAGCGTCTACATCAGCAAAGTCATTCACAGAGGTGTTGCTGCTAGTACCTGTAGTGGTAATGTTAGCCTTAGCATCTACATCACTAAAGTCACTAGCAGTACTCGTTGCAAAAGCACCTGTTGGCGTTATGTTTGCAGTAAGTGTATAATCTAACGTACCTGTATTAAAGGACGCAGTTACAGCAGGTTGTATTATATTAGCCGTTAAGTTGTATAAGACATCCTGTACTACAGCACTAGAGGAAGACCCTGTAGGGGTAATGTTAGCCTTAGCATCTACATCACCAAACTGATCTGCCTCACCTGTAGCTACAGCACCTGTAGGGGTAATGTGTGCTAAGGCTTCATAGTCTAGTGTACCTGTAGTGAAGCTTGCTGTAGCAGCGCTGGTTGTTACAGCAGCCTGTGCCGCATAGAGTACATCACTAATGGCTATGCTTGCTATAGCGTCTGCTGTAGTTATTGCAGCTTTAGCATCAAACAGTAAGGGTGAAGCTACAGAAGTTGCTGTTGTACTAGCTGTGGTATGTAAGGCTTTAGCATCAAAGAGCATAACTCCGGGTGCACTCTGCCCTAGAGTAGTAGCTAGGAAAGCTAAAGCTACAGAAGCAGTAGTAGCCTGTGAGAGAGGTGCTTGAGAGAGTGCTGTAAAGCCTAACATTGTACGTCCTTACTCAGGCTTAGTGGGCCAAGTTAAACATTTTAGATTACCAAGCCCTGAACACAAAACGCCAATAAGATGTGCTACCGGGACTAACCCAGTTAGGCGTAGTGTTAATAAGATTTGTAGTATCCCTAACAACATATATATTAGTGGCGCTTACACGGGTCATGTAGGTACGACCACCATCACCATCGACCATAGATGTAATAACGGCTTCATCACCAGCAGTATAACCGTTATATGATGTTACACAACGTATAGAAACTGTGTAAAAGTATGGAAGTCTACCTAGCCCATGACTTACGCTGCTACTTGTACTGTATGAAACTACCGATTCAAAAGCAGGTGCAAAAGAAATACCATCACCACTATCAAAGTTGTCATCACCACGAATTACACTAGGCATATCATTCCACCGTTACGTTAGGGATGGGCTGGATTGCTGTCAGTTCAGCAGGAGTAGTAGCTGCGTCAATGCTTGCCAGTGAGGGTGCATCACGCAAGGCTTGCTTGTCAGAGATGATCTGTGTCGTGTCAGCGCCCGTCTCAAGTGCCTTCATGTAGGCTGTGTCTAGTGCAGCCAGGGGCTCAATACGAGCTTGACGTATCTTGTCACGCCAGATGTCCTTGGCTGCTGCCATGTCTACAGAGATTACCCCTGCGTCTGTATTAGCTTCCCAAGCACCACGGAAGGTCCGTTCTGCTGGTACTTCATAGTCTGCGGCGTCATAAGATGTTGCGCCGATCTTAATGAAAGTTTGTGTCATTGTGTTACTCCATACATTAGCACATTATCCCAGCACTATAAGTTCCATCTTCATAAGCGCCGCTATCGTGGCTATGACCCCCGCCAAAATCAAAAGAGGACGTAGTAATACCTCCACAATTGACACCTTTCCTGTCTTCATTCACACCAGATGTAATACGGCTGCCAAACACTACGGCGTTTGCGGTTGGGTTGCTGTTGCTTAGATTTGCCCTGTATTGACCAACGCCAAGGTCAACGATACCTGAAATGTTGCCACTTGCGTTAATGGTGTTTCCGTTAGTTTGGTTAATCCAAGCCCGTGCAGGGTAAAGATTGGTCAGGGTTGTGGCCCCTCCTGTTGCGTTTTGCACAACATTTGCTCTTATCGTACTCATGCCGCTAACCTCCACGCATTACGGAACTGTCTGTCAGACGGTACATCTGCTGTCTTAACAATCTTAAACATTGGTCTGTTGTACTCCACCGACCAGATGTGACGGGGTATGTCTTTCATGATGAGATACTCAATAGCTTCTTCTTCTGTGAGAGGACCAATGCGAGGCGCTTTCCACTGTGCTGCGTGTTTCTCTGGGTCATGCTTGAAGGTGTCGTGGCGACCCTCTGCAATAGCTTGTTGCTCATCGTCTTGCAATGCCCAGTAAACGGAGATGGGTGGCAGTAGCCCAGCCTTAGCTTCTTCAAGCCAGTTGTCGCTAGGGACAAGCACACAGGCGGGTTGCTCTGGTTGCTCTGGGTCTTCGTATATTACACGGTATTTGCTCATCGTGTTACCTAATCAGCCCAGAGTAGCCTAAATCCCAATCCTGTCTATAGGTGTTGTCCTGTCCACAGAACACCTCCCATTGGGTAGTGCTATTTATCTTTGCGCCAGATTGAAGGGGGTGCTCAGCACCATTGTAAAAGAGTCCGGGAGCAGCCCAAACAGACCCGTTGGCTGCGGGTAATGCATTACTCAATGTAAAAAGAGGGTTTCCTTGGCCTTGGTCTGTTAGGCTGGAGACACCGCCGTCTGCTATAATAGAAGCAGTGCCATCCATCTCAAATGTAACCCAAGCCTTAACACCTCCAGCACCAGCTAAAGAACCAAAATCCATATCTTGATCTGGCAGTGTAATAGTACGAGCAGAGTTAGTGTTGGGTGCTGTAAGGGTTACACTGCCGCTACCACTAGAATTGCCCTGTAGTTTAATAGTAGCCATTTAGATAACCGTCCATGTTTCGCCAGCACCAACTGTTACAGTCACACCGGAGTTAATCGTGATAGGGCCAGCACTCATTGCGTTCTTACCATTAGTGATTGTGTAGTTAGAAGTAACATTCTGACCGTTCTCCCAGAATATGTCATCATTAGCTCCTGCGCTAATAGGTAACTGAGATGCTACATGAGCAAGTGTACTCTTACGGATATAGCCATCACCAGTGTCAACATAGATGCGTGACAAGGATGATGATGTATCGCCTGATGTTGTGTTGATCCAGCCAAACTCTGCATAGCCGTTGCCCTGTGTGCGTACTACACGGTTAGCTTGGTTGTTACGGCCTGTGTGTAGCACTAGGCCACCAAGCTGTTCAGCAAATCTTGCACTGTCTACACGAACGCCATACGTTGTGCTGCCATTCCATCCCATAAGTGTTGGGTATGTGGCGGCCCATTGGTTAGTCGGGTTTGTGTTATTGACAGAAGTACCATCAGGAGAAGTAGACGCAGATGCGTCAAATATGGTGTGGTTATTACCATAATTCCTCCATGCTAGTTGCCCAATCACATCACCTATAACCGTACCATCGTTCCAATCACTACGGTTACGCTCTGGTACATAGTCGTGATTGTGGCTATTATCAGCCACCGTCACACTCACGTAGCATTACCAGAGCCATCCCAAGAGACAGACCCAGATGCGTCACCACTTAGAGAGAGGGTACGTGCTGTGGTCCACTTGTCAGCGTTGGGGTGGTAGTTGTCAGCAAATACACGCTGGTTGGTGTTTACATAATGTACACCTGTTGACTTAATAATGCCGTATTGTCCATCTAGACCGATTCTAGCATCTCCATCTGATGCAACGTACATACCCCAACCAGAAAGTACACTATTAATACCGTCATAAGCAGCATTACCAGTAGTGAAACCTATGCCGTACATATTAGAAAGGTCACTATCTGAAGGTTGATAGCTAGAACCAATGGTGTAAATAGGGTTTGTTTTGGTGCTGTTGTCACCTACAGAATTGTAAGAGCCTACAAGAAAACCAGAACTATGTGTACTGCGATGGATGTTATCACCAGAGCCAAACGTCAAGTCACCCGTCATAGTATCGCCAGCACTATTCACAAAACGGCTATCTGCTTCTGTCTCTGTGTAGTAACGACTATCTAGGTTATAGGAAGTAATACCAGTAAGGTGCCCATAGGTGTCCAGCGTGATGTCTTGAATGACAGTGCCACCTGAGTTGTTCACACTTCCCTGAGATGACGTATCGGTATGACTAAATGTAGTACCAGAGAGGCTAAGACCTGCACCAGCAGAGTATGTGGTGTTGGTGTCTGTGTTAACTACAGTTTCAGTAGCAGTCGCAATGCCTGTGACGTGACCATATGTATCCAAGGTGATGTCTTGGATGTATGTACGACCAGAGCCATTAACT